ATTGTATATGCTTTATTTATATGAATTAAGATTTAAGACAAGTATTTATTTAGATTTTATTTCTTCGATTACATCTTCTTGTAAACCAAGAGACATTTCTTCTCTATTAAAGACATAAGATACTGTTATGCGCCAGCAGTCAGTAGATGCAGTATGATAGACTAATTTATATGCTGGTTCTATGTATGCTCCAAAATAACTTGCTTTACATTGCCAACCAGGTTTATCTTTAATAACAATCTCTTCTTTTGTTTCACCGTCAATATATTTAAAATATCCATTACCAGTTTCAGACCAAGTGAAAATCAAATTATATGCACTTGCATTTGCATTGTTATGCCAACTTATAAATCCACCAGGTGGGTACATAACACATAAAGCATTATGTTTAGTACACAATTTTTCTTGCAATTCTGTATTAACTATGTTATACTGTTGTATTATCTCTTTTGGTAAATCTTTACCACGATTGCCATCTGCTTTAAAATTGTAGTAATATCCACTTTCTGGATATCCATCATGATTTCTACCCATGTTGATAATAGTGTTTTTATGTGAATCTCCAACAAAATGATTTCTATGCTTACTTCTGCCACCCACTTTCCAATCTTTGTTGTTTCTATTCTCATAAAACCACAAAAAATTATTTAATGAATTTAAAACATCTGTGTTGTTTATAGGTATATCAAGCATATGATTTATCTTTTTGTGCATATGAAGAATAATGTCTTATCACAACAGGGTCTTTTGGAAAAGCATTAAAATATCTTTCATAATGTGGAAAATAATTCCAACGTAAATTATCTTTAAAACTATCAACTTTTATGTTTTTGTATTTATCAACTTTATTCAACAAATACCATAATGTAGTTTGGTCAAAATCCCATAACTCTTGCCATGGATCCATAGGTAAAATTAATTCTTTAGAATATTGTTTTCGAAACAAGTCATTCCAATCATTCATAAAATCTTTAACAAGTGGATTTCTCATATCATAAAGACAAACACCACCACAATAAGTATAATATTCTCTTACATTTTCGTATGTAAAAGAAGTAATTGCATAAACTTTTTTGTATTTTTCATCTAGTTTATGAAACATCATATCATTATTATTAAGTTCATCAAATACAGTTGCAATATCTTCGTGTTCTATTTCACTATCTGCATCAATATACATTGTAATGTCGTAAGGAGAGTTTGCCATGCCCCATAGTTTGGCACGATAATGGTCATCGCAGAAAATTAAATCATCTGCAATATCTTCACGTCCATCTAGAAATTTTTCTTCTGTAACTAAGCAACACTTTGCATCAGGATAGTAATCTTTGATTGATTCGATGCAATTGATTGCTAGTGAATAAAAATTAGGTTTTCTTGATGCTACTACTAAGTATCCTTTACTCGGTTTCTTTATCATTCTCTAACTTATCTTGTATTATCATAATTGCATACAAGTTAACTTCTGGAATAGATTTTGCTCGTCTTAACCTACTTTTAAGAATTCTATTTTTTGATTCTTTTATGTCTTCTACTTCAAAAGTTTCAAGTTTATAATTAAAAAGTTGCTCTAATCTTTCTGCTTTTCTTTTGTTTATTTCAAGTTGTCTTTGTTGTTCTTGTTCTTTAAATTTTCTATTGACTCTTTCATCTGTATTTTTATCAATAAATTCTTTTGTTAACTCTTCTACACATTCATCAAACAAAGGGTCACCACGTTTTAACTTGTGAACTTGACGAACATCTTTAAAACCTTCTTTGTGTTCAGATATACAATTCAATAACTCTTTACTCGGTGTTTCCCAAAAAGCATCTTTTATCCAAGTTCTTTTAACATCTGCCATTATTTATTCTCCTTCTCACTATTATATATCATTTACTTAAAAATGTCAAGCAGTTCTTACATATAGTGTATATGTTTCAATAGTTTCTGTCGCATTGTTAATTAATGCACCAAGAAAATTACCAGTAAACGTTGTTGTAAAATTTGTTGAAAAATCACCAGTAAATGTTTGTGTAAAATCTTGTGTAAATGTACCAACAAAGTCTTGTGTAAAGTTATTTGCAAAGTTACCTGTAAAATCACCCACAAAATCTCCTGTAAAATCACCTACAAAGTTAGTTGTCGAGTTACGTGTAAAATCACCCACAAAATTAGTTGTTGAGTTACGTGTATAATTCAAAGAATTATAATTTGCATTAATATCAAATGCTCCTGTTTCTAAACTAGGATTTCTACCAAGAAAATCACCTGTAAAATCACCAGTAAACGTTGATGCAAAATTACCTGTAAAATCACCAGTAAATGTTGTAGTTGAGTTACGTGTGAAGTTTTGAGTTGAGTTACGTGTAAATGTATTAGTAAAGTCACCAGTAAATGTTGTTTCAAAGTTACCAGTAAAATTACCAACAAAGTCTTGAGTAAAATTACCACCAAAGTCACCAACAAAATCTTGTGTATAATCTGTATTTGTTGTAGTGTTTTTAGTATCAACTGCGGCACCTTTTGCAACCCATGTGCCAGTATCAGTCGGCGCACCTTGAGTAGCACTTTTGATTAAGTATGTCCCTACACCAAGACTACCATTCATGATTCTTGTTTTTGCTCTTTGTCCAAACGTGTATTTGATTTCTGCATCTGACATTTCTTGAATACCTTGAAATGTTCCTGAACCACCACTACTTCTTTTTAATGCTACAGGTCTGATAGCAGTTGGTGCCGTCATTGCAGTTCTACGATAAAGATTGTATGTATTTACTGTTTCTGCATTACCACTTGAATTTACTTTAGTATCTGTAAATAGTCCTGCAATCTTTTCTGTATAATCGCCACTTGGTGCAGACGTGGCAAGTTTGTATGTACCGGGATAATCGTTTGTAAATATTACTGAATTTAATCTATCAACTAAAGCAGAAACTTCTGCATCTGTCATTTCGTGAAGTTCTGCACCACTATTACTGACAAACTCAATAGGATATCTAAAGTCACCACCATCTTCTGCGGCAGTACCTTCTGATTGATAAAGAGTTGTTGCAGTTGATGAAGTTGTTAAAGTTCCGTGTGACCCAATTGCTTCATTGAATCGAGTATCAGTAAAAGTACCGACTGTTGCTGGACTACCAGAACTTGCAGTTTTTAAACACCCAGGGTCTGTGTCTGCGGCAGTACTTAATTGTAGACCTGCTTGATAGGCAAAGTATTGTTCTTCGGTAGTAGTGACTTGTTTTAAGTCACCATTTGTTCCTTCTAGTTTTAGTGATACATCGCCCATAATATACTATTTATATGACATTACCCGTCTGAGTCAGGCATAATATAAGTCGAACAATGAGCAGGTCTAATAATCATACATTTTGCATCTGAATCCATTGCTTGAAATTCTGATATCATTCTTGCACTTTGATTTGTTGTTATTTCAAACATTAATTCTAAATTCTCATTTAAAGTCGATTTATCTGCAAGTTGTTCTGAATCTAGAACTGCACCATTACTATCAATAGCACCAGTTTCCCAAAGTGAACACATATGAAACATTATTTCTGGTTCTATATCAATTGTCGGTAATTTTACATCATTTGTTGGATTTGTCCCAGTTCTATTAATTGCCATTATTTCTCCTTAATACATTTTCCATGCCATTATTCTTGCAAAACAATAAGTATGGCCTGGATATCCAGCATTAGCATACCTATATCTAATTGTTTCATTTGAATAAAATCTTATTGCATAATAACCTGCTCCAGAGAGAATACCTTCTGCTTTAAAGATAGACGTACTCCAGTCTCCAATTGCATTTGCAGAACCGACAACATATTGACCATTTAAGTTAGTACTTTTTCCTATCCACATAGAACAATTATCTGCAGTATCACTTGCCACTCTTGCTAGTGTACACCATGCAGAAACCCAATAAGTACCAGACCCTATATAAATATAATTACCACTGTGACTAGTACCATTTGCACCTGCCCTAATAACAGTTGCAGTTGGGTGAGTAGTACCACCACTAGGTGTCAAAGAAACAGAAAATGCACTACCACTTATTCTATCTTCTTTCCAAACATCTGGTGCCCTATTTGCATAAGTACTATTAGAAGTTGAAAGATAACCTACTGTAGAATTATTATATTGTTGAGCAAATACTTGTGTAAAAGTAGGAGTGGCAGAAATACCTACAGAAAAACTTGAACTACCACCCTGATTCGCAGTAAATGAAGCAGAACCAGTTAAGTTTGTTCCAGTAGACATACTAAGTGTACCATTTCCTACAGACGAAGATGTAATGTAATTAGCACCATTTGCCAACTGATTATTATTTGTGATATCATTGTTAAGTGTAATTGTAGTATTACCAGATTGATTTGCAGTAAAAGTACCACTTCCTGATATGTTAGTGCCACCTTGAACTGTAAGTGTACCATTATTGATTACTGCCTCGGAACTTGCAGTACCAGTAACATGGCCATTCGCATCAATTGTTAAATCTTGAATAAAAGTATTGCCAGAATTATTTACTGAACTTGCGCCAGTAACATCGTGGTCTATTTGTATTTTATTACCACCAATCCCAAGAGTTTTTAATGAACTACCACCAAGAACTGACAAAGTATCATTCGCACTATCTACTGTAACACTAATTGAACCAGAACCACTATCTGTTGCAATATTTCTAAATACTGCAAGTGCATTTAATGATGCTTTGTTTTCATTAATTGCATCAACAAGATTTTTTGCAGTAGTATTTAAATTTGTATGCGGTCTTGCACCAATATCAGAATCAAGTTCGTTGATTGCACCACGAAGAGTGGTTGCAGTTGTTGTCATTCTCGCTTCTCGATTTATATCTGAATCAAGTCTTTGAATATCTTGTGAAATAGCATTTAAGGCAGATACTACTGTCACTTGTTCAGCAACATCAAATCCACCACGCCTAGTGTCACTATCTCCACCAGCACTATCTAAACCAGATAAACTACCAAGAAGTTGACTAACATTTGTATTTAATTTGTTTATGCTTACTGCAAAATTAGAGTCACGAATATCACTTGCTAGTGTCGATAACTGTCCTAAGTCTGAATCTAGTTCATTGATTGCATTTACTATACTAGTCTTATTCGTAGTTGTCAAACTTGTTTTCGCACCCATGTTGCTATCAAGTTCGTTAATTGCACCTACTATATCAGAATCTACCGTTGTTGTCAACTTACCAGTTGCACCTACATCAAGTGACTGATTATTCATATTATCAACTAACTGAGTAAAGTTATCAGTTGTTGATGTTTTAATTGATGTATTTCTGCCCATATCTCTATTTATATTCTACGCGGTTCTTCTCCACATATATACAACTATATACGGTTGTAAATTGTTGTGAGCAGAACCACTACCTGTACTTGATGTTGTTTCTTCGGAACTGTTTAAAAGTACGTTATTACTCCCTTGGACAATAGGCGGCCCTCCTATTGAAGAACTATAACTACGACCTGTTTTTACTGTATGAGTGTGAGTGTGAGAAGGTAATTCTGATACTGTTAGTGTATGTGTTTTTGAACCACCCGTTTCGTTTAAAGTATCAAATTCAGTATCAGAAACGCTTTGACTTACTAATACTCTACCTTCTCCATATCGAGACCAAGTTCCAAAACCCATTAAAGTTGCTGGACTTGTAGAAACACCCGCATTGATATAAATTGAACCCACTGGATAAATCACGGAGAAAACTGCAGTTAAAGTTGTTTTTGCAGTATCTAATGCATTTAGTTGGGTTTGTAGTCCCGAAGAGTCAAAACTAATCGCATTAAATTGAGTTTGTATCGCAGAAGTCACTCCATTTAAGTGACCAAACTCAGTATTCGATACTGTTCCGTCATGAATTTTTTCTGCATTAATCGCCGCACCTGCAGATACATCGGTATTTGTAATAGCAACTGCACCACTTGAAACTGCAGTAACATGTCCCGCAGAATCCATAGTGACATCTTGAACAAATGTATTACCACTATTATTAACATCTGTTGCACCAACTACTGTATGGTCAACAAGTAATCTATTACCTGACATAGTGGTTTGAATAATACCGTCTCCAACAATTGCGATTGAACCATTTGCACTATCAACCGTGTCACTTCCAGTATCACCACTTATTGTTTGATATCTAAAGACATTACCAATATCTGTTTTCAATTGTGTAACTGCAGAATCATGGTTTGAGTCAAGTGCATTTATTGCCCTTCTTATAGTCATACCAGTGAATCCAGAATCTAATGCAGAATCACCTATTTCTGCATCTAATTCATTTATACCACCAACAATATTTTTAGATGTTGTTGTAAGTGTAGTTTTTGCACGAGAAGAACCTACGTCAGAATCTAATGTTCTAACATCTGCAGATAAAGAGTTTAATGCACCACCAACAGTGGTTCGTTCTGCACTATCATTAAAACCACCAAGTTTGTTTGCACTATCTGGTGTTAATCCGACTAATGAGGCATTACCAGCAGTATGTATTTCATTTATGGCCGCGGTTATATTCTTTGTGTTTGTATTTAAATTAGTATGAGGTCTGGCACCAATGTCTGAGTCTAACTCATTAATCGCACCAACTAAATCAGAATCAACTGTAGTTGTTAATCTTGCAAGACCACCAACTTCTTTACCAATTGTGTTTGTATTATTAATAAACTGTGTAAAGTTATCAGTAGTAAGAGTTTTTGTAAAATTACTATCAGTCATTTCTTTCTATTAATTTTGTTAACAGAACTTTAATTTCAGAAACATCTTTTTTGAGTTCTTGTATTTCTTGTTCTTGTTGTTTTTCCTTATTCTTTTTTAATCGTGCTTTTTGTATTTCAGTTGAGTTTGCATTTAAAATAGCGCCAGTCGTTCTGTCTCTCACAAGTCCAGAATTACCTTCAACTTGTATATACCTTTCTCTATTCATTATGTAGAAACTGCTATAACTCTTAAATCTTTAAATAAAGGTGGTTTAGACGAGTTTGTTGACCTAAACACAATTTTTATTTGATACTGATTAAATGCTTCTATTTCATTAGGGTGAGCATTATATCTGTATTCTAAGAAATTAGATTCGTCTGCACCAACAGGACTTTCTAATGGCATAAGTGTATATGGTTCTTCGTGTATATTTACACCTTCATTTGCAGTTCTAAAGTAAACTTCAAAATCTGCTTCTGCAGGTCTACGAGAATTAAATATTACTTTTAAATTCACTCCATCTTCTAGTAAAGTAATAGGTCTAGTTATATGCTTACTGATATGTGACCCACCTTGAGGTTCTGTTTCAGCAGTAAAAAACAACGGAACATTAAACCCTGTTGTGGCACCACTTGCTTGTTTATCAATTCTATTATGAATTGTAGTCAATGAACATCTTTGTGTATCAATTACTGGCGAAACGTCTGCTCTAATTGTATCAATAGTTGCTCGTAATTCTACAGACTTATTACCGTGTCCTGTTCCTACACCTAACTCAACATCTTCATCTGAGTCGTGTGCTATCATTCTAGGAGCATCGAAGAAGTTCTCGTCACCTAGTCTAATATCATTTGAGAAATTATCATCTTTACTAAATCTTGTTTCTGAACCAGCAAGAGATTTACCTGTAGTAAACTTCGCACCTAAATTAAATGTAGTATCTTCTGGTAAAAGTGTGTCCATAGTCGGTACAACTATATCAAATTCTATGTTTTTAGTACATGTAACATTATCACCACCTATATAACCAGATGCACTTGCATTTCCTGACTGAGGCGCATTGAATTGAAAACCATTACCATCTACTGCAGTTACAGTATGTTTGGCGTGAAGACTTCCTTGGTTCAAAGTACCTGAAGAATCAATACCATTTTGTCCATTAGTAATACTGACACCTTCAATCATGACAGTATCATTAACATGTAATCCATGGTCTGGCATTAATACATTTATGACTTTACTACTTGCAGTAGTTAGTATTGGGTTATTAATTAATTTTTGTTTTGGCACACTTGCATTTTCAAATGTTGCAGTACCACCAGCAGTCGTAAATTGTGCTTTAGATATTTTAAATGCCAAGTCTTGTGTTTGGTCTGGTTCCCATGTAGTACCATTTTGTGATTTAAATAAACTACCCATTGAAGGTTGTTTGTTAATTCTTTTCTCAGTACTACCTAGTTCAAATTCATAAGTTCTACCAACATATGCATTATAACTTGTACAATCTGAAAGCAGTACAACTGCATATTCTGTGTCTGCATTTAAGAATATTGGTTCGTCAAAAACAAAATCTGTTGGTGCCGCAAGAGCATTTGCTTGAGTACCTGTCGCAGTATTTACACTTCCAGGATTAACAAATACAGATGACCCTGGGAAAATTTGTGATGAACTTGGGTGACCATTAACCATTGGTCTTATTTGTAATTGTACAGGAATAGCATCGTCTTTAGTAGCAAAATAACATTGTACTTTAGTTATAAACATACCATTTGGCGCAGTTACCCTAAATGATTGTGCAAGTGGGTCATGCCATGTGACTGTGTCCCAACGTCTTGTCGCAGTAACAGTTAGTCTAGTTGAACGTATAGTTTCTTGTCTAGTATCTAATGTGCCTTTAGCAGTAAAGATTGCAGAAGCAACAGAAGTTGAAGATGGTTCATCATCAACAGAAATATCTAATAACTTAAATTCTCTTTCACCAACTCTAAATTTATTTGTATCAGAAGATGGTATTAAGAATGAACCTTCTACTTTACCTGAAGCATCAGTCACTAAAGTCGATGAAGTATTAGGGTGAGCATTTAAATTTTGATACTGATTACCTCTATACTCTTGTCCACTAACATCTTTAAAAGTTTCTGCTTTTACAAAATTATCAAATGACACACCATCAAAGAATGGATAGTATCTAGTTGCAGGTCTTAAACCTTCTGCTCTAAAGAACACTAATCTTGGTCTCATGAAAGGTATAAATGTTAACGATACAGTTCTGTCACCTATTATTTCATTTATTGTTCCTGAACCAACAACTTGTCTTTGTGAGAAAGTTTCTGTAGTTCTAAGTAATGCTCCACCACCACCTAAATTTTGAGATTGTTGAGAAGTAAATCTTTCAGTTACACTTGTAGTTGTCGCAGTTTCAATACCTGCCCAGTTCCATACCCAGTTACCAAACCAAGGAGTTGTGTCTAAATTACCAACACCACCGACAATACCATTAAGTCTAACACTATTCCATATCATTCTCAATGCTTGAGCATTTTGATTTCCTTGACCATTAACATCACCAATGTCAATAGTTGCTTCTTGATTAACAACTTTTGCAGGGTCATATTTAGTATCTGTCCATGTATCAGATGCAGGAGAAAGTCTGATTTGACCTTCATTACTTATTACTGCAAATGGGTTAATATTTTCTGTGCCAGAAATTTGTGTTTGTACTATAGCATCAGTTTCCGTATGTGTCAAGTAAACATTATCACCCTTTAATATAGTATTTGTAGATTTACCAGAATCATATATTAAAGGTATGTTTTGTGTTGAAACGTGTGGGTGTAAAGTGTTTGTACTAGGGTCAACAGATGCACGATAATCTGGGTCTTGAGCATCAGATAAACCTCTATCGTTAAAGTTATCTACTAAGAAACCAGACTTAGTTCTGGCAGTACCACCAGAATCAGTAATTAATAAGTTTTCTGTTTGTGCTTCTAAAAATGATAGTGCAGTTGTTTCTTCTAATCCATCAATTCTTTCTTCAAGTCTAGCAATGTCTTGCATTCTAAATCTTTTATACTTAAGTGTTTTTACACTAGCATCTGAATCTGATATACCATAACCATTCATATTTACTTCAAATAAATTTAAAGTATTTTCAGGTACAGGTGGCAGTTGTCTAGCAAAACCTGCCTGACCCGAAATAAGTTGTAATGTTCCATCAGTACTTGCAACAACTCTATCTGCTCTTGGTAAATAGTATTCAATATCTGTATTTACAATGTCACCTGTTGAAGGTAAATCGTGAGTATGAGTAAATGCACCTGCAGACGAACCACTATCAGATGCTTTTATACCTCTAAAGTCAACTACGTCTCTTAAATTTACAATTGTTCTTTGGTCTGGTCTGTAATCAGGAATGTCTTCATATTCTACTTGACCAGTATATGAATTTACTGAGAAGAAGTCACCTGTTGCACCATGTGTAAAGTGTTTGTATTTAACATAAACATTACCACTTGGTGCAGTTGCACTTGATTTTAAAATAATTCTACCAGTTTGATAAAATGCTGGTCTTTGTCCATTATCTAAATCAAAGTTTGCACTTATATCAGCACCACTTGAACTACCATCTTTTATTTCTTCAATTGTGTAAATGTCTGGGTGGTCTAGTTTTACATAAACTAATTGTCCTGCAGTTCCATCAGCAATACCATTTGTAATAGGCGCTCTAGTGACAGTTGATTCTGCAAGTGTTTTTGTTCTTGATGAACCATTGCTTTTGTTTACTTTTGCATAAATTGTGTGTGCTCCATCTGGCAATGCAGAAATAGTTAATGACTGTGACCCTACTGACCCAAAAGTTGGATTAGCAACTCTGTCACCACTTGAATCTGTAGTAACAATCCAATCAGCAGTATTTACAAAAGTCTCTCCACTTAATGCAGTTAACGTAACAGTTCCTGAACTTACTGTACCAGCGAAGACTCTCTGTACCTCAAAGTTAATATCAGATAAAGTTTTTGGCCTTACTCTAGGTGTAGGGAATACTATTGCACTATTATTACCTTCTTTTAATACTGCTTGAGAACCTGTCAGTAATATTTTCAAAAAGTCTGTCGTGCCTGTACCAATTGTTCTTGTGCTTCTAAAGTTTTCTCCAGAGTTCATTTTTATATCGTAAAGATATGCTCTGAAATTAGCACCATCTTTTGTTATTGAACGAACTCTTACGGTACCAATAATACTAGCACCTGGATTAGTTGTTGATGTTGATAAATTTACTCGTGAACCATCAACAGGAATAAGACCTTCAATAGTATCACAAGTAACAAATGAACCATAATTTACACCAACAGTTTCATTATTAATTGTAGTTGTTGTTCTTGGTTTTGGTACAACAAGTTTTGTTGGTTTTTCTTTATTGCAACGATATCCATTTATGTATGCAGTTCCTGAAGATACGTTTGCAATTAAATTTGTAGATGCTCCTGCCGAATCTGCTTCTAAACTCAATCTAAATGGATTAACAATGTAATTACCTGACTCTTCTCTTGTTCTCAAAGCAAGAACATCACCTATTTTATTATAGTCATCTGTACCTGTTACTTGTTCTACTATCTCACCAGCAACTACGTCACAATAGAAAACAAAGTTTTGTGTTCCTGTAACATCTGAACTTCTTGTAAGTGTTAAATTAATTCTATATCGGTCTGCACCTGGGGCAGTGGTATTTGGTACTGCACCTTGATTATCATACAATGCGGCATCGTCTGCAAACGTGACTATATCTTCTGTAACTACAAAACCAACTACTTCTGTTGGAAACTTAGAATACTTTCTTAATAAAATAGATTGGTTTTTAGCAAAAACAAAATGTCCTCTTACAAAGAAATCACCAGCACCATTACTGACTAATGTACCTTGTCCTGTTGACGGGTTAGCAGTAGTGTTTGTTGACTGAACTGTTAGAGTTGTTGCACCAGAAGTAATGTTTTCTCCTGGAGTAAATCTTACAGGTGTAGTACCTGATAAATTACTAGGACTTTCGGTATATTGCACAAAAAGAGTTGCAGGGTCACCAGTTGCCGATACACTTGCAGATAATTCTGCTAAAGAAGTGTCTGTAACTGCTTGTGCAACTCGAACAACTCGTGCTTTAATACTTGATGTAGCACCAGTAAATTCTAATCCAACAAGTGAAGTAACTTGGTCATCTGTAATAGTGCTTGATAATTTAACAAATTCATATGAGTTATCAATTGTTGGACCACCAGGGTTAACTGCGGCACCATCTTTAAATACATGTCTACCAAGTCTTGCAAGTTCTTCTTGAGTTATAGTTTGTGCTTGTGTAAGTTCTCTTGCTTGGACTGCCCTACCAGAATTGAATAATATTCTATGATAATTATCACTATCTGCGAAGTCATCTTTATAGGTAACTCCGAATGTATTTTTAGTAAATGTTGTTGCCATAGTATTATACCTGTATTACGATTTTAATATCTTCTGTTTGTTCTGCAGACCTTGTAATCGCCGCACGATTATCAATATACAGTAAATCACCAGTAAATGGATTCACTTCTGCTTTTATAAATGCGGCAGTACCACTATCATATCCAGATGATGCTTCTATGTTACCGCCACCTGTTCCATCTGATTCTGTTAATGCCTCACCAGCAATAAAGTTTGCAAATCCTGTTGAGTCATTTTGATGATAGAACAATGCAGTTCCACTACCTGAACCCGAATCTTTATCTACGATTGCTCTTGCGCCTGATGTGCCACCAACAATTGTTTTATCTTCTGTAAAATTATTAGAAAGCGATGCTAACTGTAATCCTCTTACTGCTCTACCTGTAGATGCAGTAAAGAGTGTACCACCACCAGAATCTGAATCACCAGAATAATGTCTACCTTGAACCATTAACTGTCTAAATACATTTCCTGATGAATCAACTTTTGGATTCTTTAATAATCCTACTTGTCTAAAATCTTGTCCAATAATAAAGTCAAGACTTTCTTCACCTGTCGGTTTAGCATTAAACATCAATGATGATGATTTTAAATCGTCTGTTGGGTCATGTCCAAGTCCCAATGGAGGTGAAAGTATTGGTCTAATCTGTGCTTTTGCAGATACAGTACCACCACCAGTAATTTTAACACTTGCATAGTTATAATTTTGTCCCATGTTTGCAAGTTTAAAAGTGTTGTCTGAACTATCTGTAACTTTTACATCAACAATTTGATTGTTACTCAAAACCGCAGTTGCTTGTGCGCCAGTACCATCACCTTCAATTGTTAATGTTGGTGTACTAGTGTAATTACCCGGTGTAATAATATCATAACCTACAACTTGACCTTTAATCGCCGCATCTTGCACACCTTTTTGTTCTTGGTCAGAAACAGGAGAGTTTGTATCTATTCCTTCAACTAATTTTACAGGTATAAAGTTTGCAGATTGAAACTTACTTGCATCTAATGAACTAATTGAATACAAAAACTTCCATACATATCCATCAGTTCCTCTAAATGGAGTACCATTTGTACCACCACTAGGTTCTACTGTTGATACTTGCACTACACCAGTCGCACTTTTACCTTGACGAAGACACATGTATACTTGTTGATTATTGTTTAGTACGTAATAAGTATTTGTTGGATATCCTATTGATGCATCATCGTATGCATCGTATACTGAACCAGATGTCCAGTTTGCTCTAGGAACAACTCTTGAAACATCACCAATTAATTTTACTGATTGCATAGAATTTCTAAACTTTATTTCGTCCGCTAAATTTCTTAGTGGAGTTGGTGGTGTATCTGTCGTATTCCACTGTTCAGAACGACCAATCGCCGCATAGTAATTATTATTTGCATCACTATCGTTTATTTTAATCAAATCCGCAACTAATTGTTTTAGCGGGTCTGTTACTATTGCTACCATTTTTTATTCTCCTTATGCTACTGCGCCACCATATGTGCTAAGTATTTGCCAGTTTGTACCTTCCCAGATTAAAACTGCAGATTCGTTTTGTTCTAATGTTAATGTTGTTCCTGGTCCAAAGTTTGCAGGTGTAAGTGTTACTGTACCTGCTCCTGAAACTACAAGTGTTTTCATTTGTCCGACTGAGGCACCATCTGCCAATGAATTTGCTTTAGCAGTTCCCGATGTAAATTCTGTAAATGGAACTGTATTTGATATTGCACCAGTAGTACTTTTAGTTTCTTGAGTTAATATTTGTGGACTATTTAATTTAACACCACCTGTACCTTTTGCAGTTAATTGAACATCAATATTTGTATCTGTACCAAGTGCTTCAACAATAGGACCATTATTAGTTGCATTATTTTTAATACCTATGTGGTTTACTGCACTTGAAGTCTTTGTTAAAACCAATGCTTCGTTACCTGCAGAATCATTAAATACACCCGCTCCGCTTAATCCTGTTACTGTGGAAGCATTTAATGTTGGTGTTGTAAGTGACTTATTGGTTAGTGTTTGTGTATGTGCATTAAATGTCACTTCATCATCACCAGTTAGTAAAGGTAATGTAATTGTTCTGTCTGCGGCCAATTCTGATACTCCAACAACATACTGGTGATTCGCACTTGTATCATTAATTTGTGGTGTTGTTAAAACAGGACTTGTAAGTGTTTTGTTTGTTAATGTAGCAGTACTTGAATCTAGTAATACATGACCACTAGCATTTGGAAATACTATTTGTCTGTCAGCGCCAGGGTCGTCTGCTATTATTGTAGTTTCATTTGCATCTGCAGTTGTACCTTCAAAGATGATTGTGCCATCACCAAATGTAATTTTAGAAGTTAATGCAGTTGAATCACCACCTAAGATTGTATAAATCTCAGAAAAGTTTGAATTTATCTTGGTAGCGGCAGAACGAAGAGTATCACCCGTACCATCGTTTGCAGTCGTTCCATTTGCGATTACTAATTTTGCCATAATTTCTTTTTCCTATGTCTCTATTTATACAAATTATTCCTAACTTATGTGTGCAGGATTACTTAATTTTGAATAATATACATCACTATCTGCACTAAAAAACTCAAATCTATCTTGGTCCATAGTTTCAGAAGTAAATGCATTACTAAAGTCTATGTTTACACTATTCGCAAGACCAGTAGAATCTGCATCAAATGTTGGTGATGTTCTTAATTCTGCGGCACGTAGTGTTTCATATTGTTTTTGAATATCAACAATACTTGTGCTACCAATAGATGTAAGTAAACCATCATCAATAATAACTCTTTTAAATATACCGTCACTATCTCCACTATCTCTTGCGATACCAGTTACCTCAGGTAAAAATTGTGTTACTTCATCAAAACCAAATGCAGTTGCACCTACCACATCAATCTGTCCTAAGTCTGAGTCAACAAAACTAATTGGTGCAAGTATGTCATTCTGTACGACTCCTTCTAATCTTACCGCAGACCCGACAAACATTCCTGCAGGGTGAACAAATAATTTGTATGGTCTTTGCCATCTTTTAAATGGTAATTCACTTGTAATACGTAATGCGAACTGTTGAAACAATTCAGCATTTGTGATAAATTTTCTTGATTCTGCACCAATATCATGACCTGCTACACCAACTCTAAAAACTTGTTCTTTTGTATATTCTAAGTCTATATCAACTTCAAAGAACATACGAAAAAATTGTTCGATTGAAAACTTTGTACCTTTTGCACGATACAAGTTATTAGAAAATTTTGCGGCAGTTCTTTTATCTGCAAATCCTTCAAAGTAAGATTGTCCTAATAATAACTCGTCTTCAATATAAGTTAATAAAGATTCATCTACCTGATTAATATCTCTTGTGTAAAATAAATCATTTACTAATCTACTTGGTGAACCATCACTATCTTCAAAATGATAGTATTGTTCTAAAAACGAGACTAACTTTGGATAGTCTGTTTTAAAATGTTCTGGAACAACTTTATCAACCTCTCGTCCAGTAACTTGAGATATTTCTCTTCTACCATCGTCTCTTAGTGTATCGTCTACTTTATGTGTCATCTTAGTTTAATACGTTTGTATCTACTTCTACTACTTCTACAAGTGATTTACCTATGTCATGATTAAGCACATCTTGTCTTAAAGGCGTAACAAATGATTGATTATCTGGCACTACAGAAACTTTTATAAATGAATCACCACTAGGTATTGCATCTATTTGCAAACCTACGATTGAGACAATATCTTCTGCATAAGAACCAACATTATCTACTTCAACTTCTGTATTTACTGTGTCAAATACCTCAAGTATATTTGAACTTAATCGATTTCTAATAATACATGTCTTACCATTAAAAGTAAAAGGTGTTGAAGTTACTCTAAAGTTTTCATCATCTGCTCGTGCAATACTTTGTGGATATCTTAATGTATGGTTTTGAATTGCAGTTAATGTTGGTGTAAATCGTCTTTGCATTTTTACATCCATTCTAGATGATAGAATAGCAGGACTTACTGCATCAATTAATGTTAATAGATTACTTCGTCTAAATGATTGTTTAAATTTACCAGTGTTATCTGCAAAGTATTGTGATACTGTACTTTGTACATTATTTTTAATTGTGTTTTCTGTAAGAGTTGTTAAGTTCGGGTTAAATTGAAAGAAAACGTTTGTTTCAATAAATGAAATAACTGGGTCAGTATATTTTATATCAAAAGATGCAACAGATAAATCTTTAAATAAACTTACAATACTGTCTTTTGTTGCTTGTTTGATTGCTTCACCTGAGACAGTATCATTTTCTATTGCACTACTAAACAGCAATGACAAAAATATTACGCCAAATTCTGGTTCAAGTGCATCTTCACCACCAAATGATGAAATATCATTTAATAATGAACCAAAGTTTCTTTGTACTAGAGTTGCATAATCTTCTGCGGTAACTGCTCTATTTTGAGTTGCATATTGAAATGGTGCAGTCGTTCTGATAGATTCTTCTGTTTCTTTTTCAGAACCACCGAATGAATTAGATACTGTTGATACTTGTAGTGCAAAATTCTCATTGTTTACTGTCACTTGACTTTGAGGTGTAAATACTTTGGCACCATTTGCATCTGCACCAGCAACAGATAAGTATTCAACTGTAACTTTGTTACCAGCAACAGGTGACCTACCAAGAACTGTTTTGTTACCAAAAGTAATTTCATAGTCACCTTTAGGTGTTTCTTTTAATATATAAACTGTTGAGTTAGATGTTAACGATGTTGCTTTTCTTAAATCAGTAAATGTTGTAAACGAAGAACTTGATGGAGTTTCAAAACTTCGAACAATAGCAGTATCAATATCAATAGTTTGGTCTGGAATAATATATGCGGCATTTTCTGTTTGCGCCGTGATATTAAATGTTTTTGTTGTTGATGTACCTTCAAAGATTTTTATATCCGCAACATTGTCTGCAGTTGTAAATGAGTAACTACCAGCACCGTCATCTGTTGCAACTATTTCTTCTTGAGTTTGAAAAACATATGTTGTACCATCTACTACTGCATTAAATTTCACACCACTCGCCAATGAAACTGTAGTTGGTCTGTTTGTCAAACTTTCTAAATTTAAAGATAAATTAACAATACCTTGTGATGCATTCATTGAATCTGGTATATAACCAATACCTTCTGCAAGTGATACAAGTGAACTACGAAGTTGAGCAGTTCCTAAATATGATTCATTTAGTGCAAAGTTGGCAATTAGTCCATTATAGTGTGTATTGTATGCAAGAACATCTAAAACACTTGACAAACCAGATGCTTCAAAGTTATAATCTGTAAATTCGTCTTGTTGTGAAAGAAAGACTTTTAAATTATTTTTTATTGCAGTAAAGTCTAATGCAGTTGATTTAATTGTTGTTTGTCCCATGTTATCTTAACCTGTTTATTGTTGTTTCGAAAACAACTGTTTCTTGTGTATTAATTACTTTAAATTCTACTGTCACACCCAATCTATTTCTATCTGGTTCTAGAGCAACTATAACATTCAAAACTTTAACTCTTGGTTCAAATCTTTCAATTGTTGCTATAATGTTATTGCGAATAATAGTAGAACCGTCTCTGTCTGCTAATTCGAATAGTTGACCTTGTAAGTCTCCTCCAAAAGTTGCAAGAAAAGGTTTTTCTAATCTATTTGTAAGTAATAAAGTTTTGATTGCTTGTTTTACTGCGGCAGTTGATTGTTTTTTAAATATATCACCAGAAGTTGTTGTTACTTTAAAAGATAAATCAATATCTTTAAAGTCAACATTCCTACTCGTAGCAATACTAGTGGTGTTTAAATCACCCTGGTCTTCTCTAGAGTATGCTCTTCTTGTTGCCATATGTCTATTTATACTAATCTTGTTTAATTTTTAATAACTTATGTTAGAAATTCTTGTTTTATTTCTACTAATTCGTCTCTAGACTGTAATGAATTGTTAAAAAACGTTTTTACATCATTTTTAAAGTTTACTTCAAACGTTTGGTCTACTACTGGCATCAATACACCTATTGATGCAGTAAGAGTTCCATCTGGATTATAAGTATCGTAATCTAAACGTAATTCATCATAGTTTGTATAATCTTTCCAATATTCTGCTATGTCAAATGTTTTTTCAAAATCTATTATTCCATCTTTACCAATCACTTGATAGTATACCAATTCACCTTTACTTTTTGCAAGAGTATCGTCAACAAGTGTTTCTGATGGACCTGCACGATAGATACCTTCACTTACGATTAAACGAACATCATTAAATAGTTCAGTATTACCTTGAATTACTCGCATCATTTCTGCTTGTAAATACAATTGTCTTGCAATTTGTTTTCTTTCATCATTGCTACCGACATGATTAAATGCAGTTCTATCTCCATATGCACCAAGAAACTTAGCAATTGTTACTCCTGGTCCTAGTTTAGTTGCAGAACTAACATTGTCTACTCCGTTAGGATTAAATACTGGGTCAACTACTACTATCATTTTGGTGTAAACCTCTTACCTCTATTCTCTATTGCATTACCAATTGGTGTATAACCAAATCTAGAAGTTGGTTCTTTACCAACAGTTCTACCTATTTTATCTGGTGTTGTTCTATATGCAGTATCACTTACTCGTCCTTCTGCGATTAATTGTCCAAGTAAGTTTTCTCTAGTACCTCTTCTAGTTAATCTTTCTCTAAGAGTGCCTCTCAATCTTGAACGTATTTCTTGTGTTGTTGGGTGTTTATCAAAAATACCTTTATAGTCATCTGATAAGTCTAATCTGTTTTTTAGTTTATCACCTTCATCGATTACTACGTCACGTATTGCAAAATCACCCATACTACCGTATGCGGCAACAATACTTGGAATTGGTGGTGGTCCAATTGGTGTTTTGATTTCTTGATTCAGAACAATTTCTGGTGCACCACCAGGTGGGACACTACCTCCACTACTTGTTACATTTTCTGCATAGTTTTGCGATTCTGTTACACCAGAAGTTTCTGCAAACTTAGATTTTTCTGCCGTCCATGCAGTTCTTGAGAACATCGCCTCAGTTGCTTGACCATGAAACGAACCATAGAATGCGGCACCACTAGTAAATGGTGCTGGACCTTCATTACCCTGAAATACTTGACCTGTAAAGTCAACTTGTTTACCACCAATAGAACCTTTCATACCAAAGATTGATACTTGTTTAACACCTGTCGCATTAAAGACTTCACTTGTCATTGCTAGTGAAGATTTTGCAGATACAAACATATCTTGTTCTGTTGCGATTTCAATGTCACCCTGTACCCAATTGTTTTGATTACCCTTGACATATTGATGATTATCTGCTAACATAATGTCAGTATGATTACCAATAGTCTTAGTGGATTTAGTACCTTTTGTGACATACTCTGAGTTTTTTGTAACAAAAGTACGATGATTCTCCGAAATACCTTCAATCATATTACCAGCAACTTGTACATTATAATTACCACCAACATCAACGTTATAGTCACCTGTGACTACTAAATTAAGATTACCTTTGTAGACTAGATTACCAGCACCTTCGACTATAGTTGTTTGGTCACCACCTGTGACTTCGATTCTGTTATTTGTTGAAGAAACGACAACACTCCCGTCTGCTCTCATTTCCACACCAGCGCCAGTTCGATGTTTAATTAAAATTCTTTCACCACCTGGTGTGTCATCGTATTCAACAACATGACCAGATGTAGTCTCGTCTACTTGATTAAAAGGAAACTCTGAAGGTCTTTGGTCTGCAATGTTAAGTGATACACCAATATCTCCACCACTCGTATAGAGATTATTGATTTTAATTCCTCTTGCCGCATGATTTATTGATGACCCAAAATTGTATTCTCTTTTTGGAAACTCACCAGTTGGGTCTTGAAAACCTTTCTGTGGTACTCCAAGACTTTCTTCTAAACCAGTGCCTAGTTTTTGAGTTCTTAATTTAAAATTATCTTTTTTAGTTGTCATTTAATTACCCTACTGCATCGTATTGACCAAATGCCCAATATTTTTCTTCACACCAGTAACATATCTTGCATGGTTTCTCATGATAGTCAGTAACTTCTGCACTTCCTAAACATGACCTAGTCAATGGAAACAATGTCTCTAGCAAAAATTCATCCTCATATAATTGAGCAGTAAATCTTTTATCAACATCTTTGAATGGTGAATACTCTGGTATGTCTTGTATTCCAATTCGTTCTAAGTCTTGAGTATCATAGTTTCTTGGTGCTTCTCGTGTTCCAACAAACTTTGCTAACTCTTTGTTTATAGTGATTGCTTCTTCTGGTGCTGGTAAATTTACACCATTTGTAAAGAAAACAATGTCATATTGTCTTGTTAATTTAAGTGCCCATTTATCAAATACTTTTCTATATGGTGGTGATATTTCATCATACTGGTGTTTTTCAAACTTAACTTTTGGAAACGTTTTTGCAACTTCGTGAATAATGTTTTGAGCAACAATAAATCTATCTGGTTTATCATTAAAAGTGTATGGTACAATACTAAAGTTTAAATTTCTTTCTGATATTTCTTTTGCAAGTAAATGTAACAATAATGCCGTGTCAGCACCACCTGATAGTTTTACACCAATAGTGCCTTTATCACTTTTTAATGATTGTAAAAATTGTTCTGATAACAAGTCTACTGTGCCATATTCATTTGCATAAATCATTTTGGTACCTGTAATATTTTTAATACTATATTAAGAAGGTCTTTTGTTGGGTCAACTGGTCCTTCGTTTAGTGGGTCTCCTATACCATTTAATTGTTTTCTAAATACTGTCTCGACATATTCTTGCACGTCAAAGTAAGGGTCTGTTTCTTCTGCATCTAAGTCGTTGTGCCCGAAAACATTACCACCTGGATATTTAATGTAAAATGCTTCTAAAAATCTTTCAAGTGTTGTATACTGTTCTCTTGTAAATGAAGATGATGACCTATTACCAAGTGCATCTACATCACCAGTAGCAACATTTATACCACCAACAAGTACAATACCAAGAGAATGATTATTATGACCATTTGCAGACGTATGGTCACCAACTCTATCTGGTGGTCTACCTCTTTGCAATCTTCCGTCTCTTCGTATAACATAATGATAACCAATACCATCATGTCCTAATTTTGATTGTATATTATTTATTTCTATTGCGCCTATGTCTTTATCAGTTGCAGTTTCAGTCGCATGAATTACCACTTCTGATAGTGGTCTTGTAATTGCGTGTATTTCTGAATTTAATTCTTCAACAGAAGATACGAAAGTAAACACTTCATCTCCACTGTTTCTACCTGACCACTTTGTAATCTCTTCACCAATGGGTTTTGGTAATGAATAAAATTGTTCATCTAGTATCATTTGACCAGCAATTGTTGTGTTTAATGATTTTATTTCTTTATCTGCTCTATCAATTGTGTTTGTTGTATTTTCTATTTCATCTTTTGATATACCTGATTTTTCTGCTTCGTCTTTTACTTTGTTTTTAAAGTCTAAAGGACTTGTAAAAGATTTTACTTTGTCTACAATACCTTTCATAAAACCACCAATATCTGCATTTCCAAGTATTGACTTAATTGCATTTGCATCACCTTCTGGTGTTTTCTTTGCTACGTCTTCTGTAATATCTTTTAATACTGCACTTTCTACTGCACCACCAGTAATACCTTTTACTTTATTTTCTGTGTTTAATGTTATTTTTTCTGTAATGTTTTGTAATACACCATCTAAACCTGTGGCAATTGTTGCTATTACAGTTGCTATGGCATCTGTTGCTTTATCAACAAGTTCACCTATATCTCCTGCTAAGTCTTTAATTTTACCAACAAAACCTGCAACACTAGGAAAAGATGCAAGTTTAAGTTTAGTAACTTTTGCCTTTGCTTGAAGTGCCTCTACACCTGTTTGATTTTGAACGTTACCCAAAACGTCTTCTGGATTAGTTGTAGTTTTTAAATCAGGTATGCCAGATATTAATTTAGTTACTGCCTCTACCGCAGTACCAGCATCAAGATTTTGAGTAACACTTGCTATTTCACTTAGTTCTTGAGAAGATGCAATACCACTGGCAGCATCTGCAATTGATGATGCTTTAGCACTTGCTTTTGCAACTGCACCATCAATACCTTCTGCTATACTTGTTGGACTACCACCACCTGCAATATTTAAATTAAGTTTAGGTAGAGATAATTTTAAAGCAGGAGCACCTGTTATGTCACCTAATATTGTAGAAATAGGTTGAGCAGTTGTTCCACCAGTTTTCGTTGCACTAACATTAAACGATGAATTAAAACCAGAATCAGAACCACCAAAATTAGTTGTCAAACTACCAGCAGAATATGGCAATGTGATTGTTCCAGGGTCATTAATGCCAGTAATACTAGGTAAGTTTTCAGTAATAAGAGCAACGCCTTCACCTTGTATGACATCACCTTTTGCATTTTGTACTATATCTAAAGGTTTTATACCACCAATTTCTGTTAAATCTCTACCAATAGTTGTATCTAATTTAGCACGAAGTTGGTCACTTGCTTTTGGCAAGTTTACTTTAATGTACTCTTGCTCTATATCTTCTCTTTTTAATCTTTTTAATTGAGAATTAATTCGTGATTTAATTTCTCTACCCACCAATACTCTCCTTGATTTCTAGTGCCTTTGCTTCTACTTCATCTTTAAAACCAGATGCATTGTTTTCTAAATAGTATTTAGTCACAATTTCTGGTAAAGAATTTTTACCTTCTAAACTGTCAGTTTGTAATATTTTTATATTAGCATTTTGTTTTTCACCTCTTAGTTCAAAAACAACAAACTCTAATTGTGTTGTAAACTTTTTAAATGCCGAACTAAATGCAATTAAGTTTGAAAATCTTTGTTTAGAAAAATCTGCAAGTCCAGTTTTACCAGTGACCATTCTAGATGAAATAAATAAACCAGAAGTAATTGCAATTGCTTGATTTTCTGTATAACCTAAATTTAATAAAAATTGTACTGAGTGTTTTACTCTTTTATCTCTGGTTGTTTTAGAAAACTTTCGTGGATTACTTTGTGTATTATCATTTTCTATGCCTTTATCTATTGGTGTAACTATGTTTGACAGTATCGAAAACAAACCTTCTGGTTTACTGTCATCACCAATGTCTTCTAATCTTTGATTGTTTTGAGTTAATGTCGCAAACTCTAAATGTGGCAAAGAACCTAAAACAATTGGAGTTTGTGAGTGATTACCATCCATAAAAAAACCAAAGACTAATGAATTTGGTTGCAACTTTGGTGATTTACCTATACCAGAAATACCACCTTCTGTTGTTGGAAGAACACATTGCGCCCAGGGTAAGTCTTGTTGTGGCAATTCGTATATTTCGTCTGAGTGTAAACCATGAATTCTTATCTTTACACGACCTTCAAATCCAAATGGTGGTGATGCATCAATAACTGTCGCAATAAACCAACGAACATTATCTCCATAATATTCATAAGGCACTGGATTTAAAAATTTCTCGTTCATGGTTCTCTTTCTAATTTACAAACGTTCATTGTAACGTCATGTTGTGTGCCTCTAAATGTGTGTCGTAAGTCATAAATTAAATGCTTACCAGATTTATTTTTATCAAGCATATCATCTGCATTTGATTGTTTACCAACTTCTAAATTATCATTGACAACATTTAAATTTACTGTATCGCCTACTGCCGCTTTACCAAGAAAGAATGCAGTACCAGGAACTGTAATAGACATCATGTTTTTAACTAGTAAATCTCTAATTGAATTAGACTCTAATTTTTTAAGATGTTTTGCTTCTTCAAATTCATCGTGATATGATTTAAACTTACCGTAAGTTCCTGTAGAAACTACTTGATGAATATGTTGTGCTTCATAATCACCAATAAATTTATCTTTTAATTTTAATTTATTATCAAAAACATTTTGATTTCTTCTTATAATTATATCTTGTTTGTCTAAATTATCAATTGTTCTTTGTACGTCATAGTGTTGTTGTGTTATTTGACCAGTATTTAAATTAGTTATACCTTGTGATGCGCCGACAGTTCCATTTGTTACCATATGAAGAGTATCACCCATTTCACCTAAACCTAATGCTTTAATAGTAAATCCTTGTTCGAATTCACTTTTATCTTCTGCAACGTTTACGTTTGATGGATTATAAGTATAAGGTAATTTATCATTAAATGGCACTTGACGATACATAACATCTAGATTACCCATTCTTAAATTTTCATCATGTATTGTTGCCCATAAATAAAAAGGAGAACCTGTCTGTGTTGTTGCTCTTGACAATAACCATTTAATTGCATTTATAGGTGAAAGATTAGGTATAATTACACGTATATCATCTTGAATCGCATCAACTTTTTTACTTCTAAATCCAAACAAAAGTTGATATGAGATATCAACACTTTTATTTAATCGTGTCAAACAAATTCCTTTGACAATATCATCAATACGTCCACGATAAGCACTACGAAGTCTTTGTGCCGATGAAATAAAACCATGTTCATCGATAATATCAAACACATATATACTAGACTTATCATTACCTTTTAGTTGTCTGACTATATTTGTCATGATGAAAGTCTTTTCAAACACAGGGTCAGTTTCTTTACCTAGTCCTGCCATTTCTAATCTAATACGTTCTGTACCATTAAAATTAATTAATTCATACAAAGACTTATCATCTACAATCGCAATCGTACCAGATAAAGATGGTTCTTCAATACTTTCGTAGATGTTTATTTCTGCAACTTGATTTTTAACATCAAAAAATTTATTCTCAAAACCACCAAATCTATCTGCCGTAATATGCGCCTTAGTTAACTTAAATTGTTGACTCTTTGAGTTTGCCATGTTATGACTTCAATGCTTTATTAAAATCTGATACTACTTTGTCTATACTGTCTGGTCTAATAACAATAATTGTTTTTAGTTCATCGTTTCTACTTTCAAGTCTATCACGATAAGTAACAGGTATTAAACCAGATGTATTTACTGTTCCAGATTCTGGATAAGGGTCAATATCAACTTGTTTACCATCTGTATTTTTATAATGATGTACTGCATTGTATTGTTCACCTTCACTTACTATTACAAGAGAAATTACATCGCCACTTGTGTTAGTAAACTGCAATTGTTCACCAACAGAAAACTTGGTCCCACTTGTAATCTTTATAAACAATTGTCCTAAATCTAAATTTCTTTTTACAATTGTTCCAACAGTTGTCGATGATGCACCAGTAACAGATTGTCCAACAGGAAATGTTACTGCAATATCCTCATTTGCACCACCAATTGTAGTTCTATTAGTAAACGTGATAAATCTGTTTGGATACTTTGATGCCGCGGTTGCTAATAAATCACCTGTGTCTACTGGCCAACCACTAAGTCTTAAGTGGTCATTCATCAAATAAAATGTCCAATAATAATCTGTCGTGCCATATAACTTGTGTGATAATGAGTCTGCTCTATCACCAGAAAGTATTGTGTATTTGTTTAAAAATGCTACGTTTGATTTTATTTCATCAATTAAATCTACATATTGAGTTAGATTATTAAACAGTACTGGGTCTTCTAAATTTCCAAATCTATATGCTAATGATTCAAAGTTTTTAAAATATTTTGTTGTCATGTTTAATAACCTTCTTCTTCAACTTTCTTTCTACTCAATGTCGATGGTTCAGTAAATGCTAAAGTCATATCTATTT